GTTGCTTCCGCTGGAAATCAATATTATAAAATAACAACAAATACTAGCGATGTTGACTACAACAATACTGTGACAGCAACAGGATCCAATTCAGGCAATCCCATATACTATAATCGTGGTTCATCACCAGGTTCTGCGTCAAATGTCATATGTGTAGGAGCGATATCATCGTCAATCAATAGTCCAGGTCCTGACAGAAAACTTGATTATAGCAATCGTGGGCCTCGGGTGAATTTGTTTGCTCCTGGCACAATTATTACCAGTGCTTGGCTTACAAACATCATTACAGATCAAGGAATTTTACCTACTCCTGTGGTTGATGCGAGAAATTCCAACTATTATGTTGCCAAACTTAGTGGCACTAGCATGGCGTCACCACAGGTGTGTGGTGTATTGGCATGTGCATTAGAAATAACTCCCACAATGAATCAAGCAGCTGCATTAACTTATATCACAGAGAACGCTGGAGTAAATCAGATTCCCACAACTACTGGCGGCGTAACCGATTCATATGACCTGTTGGGTGCGGCAAATCTTTACCTAGCAGTACCTTCTAATTTAAAAAGCACTGGTTAAGAATAATTATGACAAACACAAAAATAACGTTGGGTAATATAGATAAATAAGATATGGCCACAGTAATTTCATCTTCATCCAGACAATATAAAGATTTGGACCTTAACTTTTTGATACATCCAGTAAGGAAAGATATCAATAAACACAAGGACGAAATGGCAGTTATCAATTCAATTAAGAATTTGATGATGACTAACCATTACGAAAGACCGTTTCAACCTGATTTAGGTTCTAACGTAAGACGCTTGCTTTTTGAAAACCTCGATAAGATTACCGCAATATCGATGGAAAGAGAGATTAGACAGGTTGTTCAAAATTACGAATCAAGAGCGCAAATTAAAACCTTGGATATTATACCTGATGTTGACAATAATGGATTCAGTGTTCGTATGGAATTCTACATTATGAATATGACAGACCCCGTAACAATTAATTTTTTCCTAGAACGAGTACGATAAATGGCAAATCGTTTAAGAGTAACCGAACTTGATTTTGATACAATCAAGACCAATTTAAAAACATTCCTCAAACAACAGACGGAGTTTTCCGACTACGATTTTGATGGTGCTGGCTTAAGTGTTCTTTTGGACATTTTGGCATATAACACGCACTATAATGCATACTATCTCAATATGGTTGCAAATGAGGGTTTCTTAGATACCGCATTGTTAAGAAACTCGGTTGTGTCTCATGCTAAGAAACTTGGTTATACACCACGCTCCAACAGAGCAGCCAAAGCTGTTATAGATGTGACAATTAATGGCGCAACTTTACAAGAAGATTATTTGACGATACCACGTGGATACACATTCATCAGTAGTCCAGTTGATGGTAAAGTTTACACATTCATCACGTTGCAGGACCACACTGTTTCAAAAACTGGATCAAATTTTGTATATAATGATATAGAAATTTTTGAAGGTAAGTTACTCTCATATTCTTACACACATTCGAATGCCAGTAATCCTAAACAAATTTATGAAATACCTGATGCTAAAGTAGATACATCAACTTTGAGTGTTTCAGTTCAACAAAGTTCTGCAAATACGGAAACTGTGATTTATAATCCTGTAGATGATTCAATTGCATTAACTGCTGATTCGAAAACGTATTTCCTACAAGAAGGACAAAACGGCAAATATCAAATTTACTTTGGTGACGATATTATTGGAAAGAAACTTCCTGATGGTGGTGTTTTGACAATAAGATATTTAATTAGCAATGGTGAGGATGCAAACAAAGCTGCAAACTTCACCGGTTCTTCATCAATTAATTTACTCTCTGGTTTTACAATCAATACCGTTACTGTTGCCGCTGGTGGTCGAACACGTGAAACTGTTGATGAAATTCGTTTTGCGGCACCACTACAATACATTTCACAGAATCGTGCTGTTACCAAAAACGATTATATTAAATTAATTCAACAGAAGTATCCACAGTTTGAGGCTGTAAACGTTTGGGGTGGTGAAGAAAATGATCCGCCAGTTTTTGGTAAAGTTTTTATCTCAGCTAAACCTAAAGATGGTTTTGAGATAACTGACACCGAAAAAGATTTCTTCTTACAGAATGTTCTAAAACCAATCAGTGTGATGACTGTTACACCACAGATTGTTGATGTTGACTATAATTACTTAAAAATGATTTCAACAGTATATTATGATTCAACTAAAACGACTTTGAATTTAAATACATTAAAAACTAAAGTTAGAACAGCAATTTTAGATTTTTGTGATAATAATCTGAATTCTTTTAATGCATACTTTAGGTCTTCTGCTTTAAAAACGGCAATTGACTCTTGTGACATTTCTGTCATTTCAAACGAGTTGGAAGTTTTCATTGCCAAAAAGTTTAGACCAGACCTATTAACAACTTCAAATTATATTTTAGATTATGGTGTTGAATTGCAACGTGGTACAACAAATGACAACTTCTATACAAGTCCAAATTTCACAGTATTGGATGAAAACGGAATTACAAGGTCAGCGTTTATTGAAGAAGTTCCATCATCATTTACAGGTGTAGAATCAATTACTGTTACCAATCCAGGTATTAATTACTCATCAACACCAACGATTGCGATTCTAGGTGACGGCCAAGGCGCCAAAGCAGTAGCAACAATCATCAATGGTCGTTTGTCTTATATTACAGTAACTAATCCAGGTGTTGGCTATACGACTGCTGCTATTGTAATTACTGGTGGTGGCGGCACATTGGCTTCTGCTTCATCTGTATTGGAGAATAGATATGGTCAATTGCGTATTGCTTATTTCAAACCAGATGAAACGTCAAATCAAAGTGTTAAGGCAATCTTAAATTACCAAAACAACAATGGTGTAATGGGTCAGATTGATTACACACTAGGTAAAATTTACATCAATAATTTTAACCCAATTTCTGTAGCCAATGATTTTTCTGAATTGTCTGTACATATTCGTCCTTCTAAATCGGTAATTCATTCAGAAAAGAATAAATTATTAACGTTCGATGTTAATGATTCTACTACAATTGTCATTAACATAGTACCAATAAAATAATGTCAGACGTAATTCTATCAAGTATAGTAGAAAGTCAACTTCCTGAATTTATTAGGGAAGAACATCAACTTTTTGCAAAATTTATTAAACGATATTATGAGTGGTTGGAGGAGAATGGAAACATTGTTTTGGAGTCCAAGAAATTGGATGATGCCAAAGATGTTGATTTGGCCGACAATGTTTACATCGAACAGATTCGTAAAGAGATTGCACCATTCTTTCCACAAGAGTTGTTACTTGATAAAGCCAAATTCTTAAAAATTGTTGGTGAATTTTATCGTTCAAAAGGCACACCAGAATCGGTTAAGTTTCTTTTCCGTGTACTGTACAATGAAGAAATAGCAATTAGTTATCCGAAAGAACAGGTGTTACGTACATCTGATGGTAAATGGGTTCTTCCATTGGCCTTGCGTGTAACTGATAATGATCCAAACATTTTAGAAATTGAACAGACAAAGATTATTGGACAAACATCCAAGGCAACTGCTATTGTTGAAAAAGCAATCAAATCGGTTGACCGACAGTTAGGTATTGAATATGTTGAATTATACATTTCAAATATTACAAAATTATTCAGTACTGGTGAAACGATTAGAACACACGTTACTGGTAACACACAGATTCAAGTTAGTGCAACATTAATTGGTTCACTATCTGAAATTAAAATTGATCCAATAAATCGTGGTTTGTATTATAATGGATACGATCCAGAATTAGGTTATGATGGCGATCCTGTTACGATTGTTGGTGGTTTAAATCCACAATCTGCCAATCCAGTTGGTGCCTTGGCAACAGTCGGTACTGTTCTAAGAGGTTCTGTTAAAAACATTATTACTAGAGAAGGTGGTTTTGGTTTTAGATACAATTCAATTGCACCAAACTCATCTATCATTGACTTTAAAGGTGGATTTACTGGAGGACTTTTAGGATCAGAAGCCAAAGCTTTCATATCTCTACTTGATGAAAACTATACACGAAATGTTAATGTTTCTGATGTTACAATCGAAACTGTATATTCACAATCAATTAATCAGTGGGACAACACCTCAAATACAAAAACAATTGGTCAAGTTACAACTTATCAAGATTTAGGTCTTTATGGTATTGCATATGTTGACATTGAATCTCAAGGTGGTGGATACCGACAAAAACCTGAGGTAGATATTTACAGTATGTATTTGGAAGATAGTGATGATTTATTAGTAATCACATCTTGTACTGCCGTTAAAGGTAGCCGCATACTAAGAGATTCTTCACAAGATTTAACAGACACATTTGAAGTTGGTGAAAAGGTCAAGTTGTTTTTAAAGAATCGATTTGAAGAAATTAGAACAGTTACCGAAGTCACCAGTGAAACTATTACATTAGATATTCCATTTGAAAACAACATTGACAACTTGATGGTATACAAACTATTGAGAAAGAATCTTGATGCTTTAGGTTCTCTAGGACGTATTGAGGTTCTCAATGGTGGCCAGAATTATAATGTAGGTCAATATTTGATATTCACATCTACTGGTGGGCGTGGTCTTGGTGCTAATGCTCAAATCACTGAAGTACACGCCGCAAACAATGGTGTTAAAACTGTGGAGTTTAATGAGAAAAGCATTGGCGCACTAACTGGTGTAACAATTTCTACTGCAGGAACAGGATACGGTGTTGGTAATACATTCACTGCAACTGGTGGAACCGGAACTTCTGCTGTGTTAACTGTGTTGACTGTTAATGGTAGTGGTAATGTCACCTCAGTTAACGTTTCCAATTCTGGTAAATACATTACAAGCCCAACAACAACATTAAATCCTTTCACATCAAATACTGGTTCAGGTTCAGGCTTCAGAGCAAACTTAACAATCAGTTACGCACCAGAAAATATTCGTGGTGGTGAAGGTTATGATGCTGCACATTTACCATTA